CCTGTCCGCACTGCGTCCACCGAATGCGTGTGCCGAACGCGCCGATGGGGCCGCTCGTGGCCCAGTGTTCGTTCCCCCACGTTTTGCCGCCGTCCTTTGAGGTGCGCCGCATCACTTGCGGCAGCGCGCCTTGCCCCATCACCAGCCCGTTGCCCTTGTCCGCGATGAGTTCGATGCTGTTGGTAATGAAGCGGCGCTGATCGAACGAGAGCCGCGGCGGCTGCCGGAGGCGCCGAATCATGGCGCCGTCGACATCGGTAAACACTTGCGTGGTCATCTCATAGATCGCGCCCGTCGCCCGATCCTGCACCAAGTTCCGAGCCGTATCGGAACACGCAAACCCAGGACGATACGCGGTCCATGTCGCCAGAGTGGTATTCCAGTAAAGACGCTCATGAAACAACGAAGACGATTGGTCATAGCACCACGTCCGTTGTGCCGTGGGGAAGGTCACCGTGTAGAACGTATGGCCGTTTTCCTGATAGGAAAAACCAATCGCATCGGCCAGCGTGCTATATGTCTGCAGTGAGGCCTCTACGGCATGCGTCGAGACCCGTTGCGGGGTATAGCCGCTCGCCGCCACGATCTTGCCGCGGCCCTGATCGTTGTGCGACACCCACAGCAGAGAGGTATCGAGCCGCGCCCCAGAGAACGGCGCCCCGATGCCTTCCTGCATGAACCCCTCCTGAATCGGCGCCAGCGGGAACGGCGCCCCGCCGTTGTTCCACCAGACTTCCGAGGTGCGTTCCCCGAGCAGATAGGCCAGCCGGTTGACGATATAGAGCGCGCGCCACGGGTCAGAGCCCGCCGTGCGCTGTGCAATGTTGCCGGGATTGACGACGAGGAAATTTTCAAAGTTCGTGACTTGCAGCGTGGAGCTCGAGGCGTCGAGGATGAACCCAAAGCCGTCAAGGAACCCGCACATCGTGGCGCCGGTCGTGGTCACAGGCGTGACGCCGAACCCCGGCACACTGACCACATAAAACTGGTTGCCGCTGGTGACGCCGACTTGACTGCCCGCATCCCCATTCGTCATAAACGTGCAGGGGTTGGCATCGCCCGCGAGCGTGGCGCGCGCCGTGACGCTGTTGTCCGCATTCAGGCTATACAGCACATTGCCCGCGACAAAGAGCGTGATCCCGTTTTGCGAGAAGATGCCGCGGCCCAGGGCCGCCGAGGGCGGTTGCGCCACGAACCGAAACCCCGGACACTGCAACAACACCCACGGGCTCGGCGCCGAGCTCGATTCATTCGCCTCAGGGAAGCGATTGATCAGCCGTTCGGCGTCAGCCATGTAACTGACACTCTGATAACTCGGCCCGATGAACCCCGGATATGACGGCATTAGCTAATGCCGACACTCACTGCGAGGGCCGTGGCTGGCGCGCTCGAGCCGCCAAGGGTGGTCGTCGCCGCCGCCCAGATGCCGTTTTTGAAGAACAAGCCCCCGACATCCTGCAGGGCAATGGTCGACGTGACCAGGGTATTCAGCCCCACGGTAAAGACCGGCACGCTCGTGCCCACCGTGGGTGCCAGCGCCGAATCATAGAAATGCACAAAGGCCGCGGCCGCACTGGCGTTATACGCCACGATGTCGAAAATCTTCTGACCTGGGCCGTCGATGAAAATCGGGGTATTCGACAGACCCGACAACCCGTTGATTAACAGTGGTGTCGCCATACTGCTCCTATCGACTGAACGTCGTGCTGTCCGTCAGAATGTTGTAACCGCCGCCCAGCCCGGGCGACAGCGCCGCATCGATGCCCATCACGCCCGGTTCCACGTTGGGCCGTTTCATCGCATCAAAGGCCGTGGCCGCCATCCGCGGCAGGAGATCCGGCACGGCCACGCCGAACGGCATACACAGACGCAGCGCCAACTGATACAGGAACGCCGACTGATAACCTTCCGGCCCGAGGAGCACACTATCGAGCGTGGCCGGGACACCCACGGCCTGCGGCGTATAGAGCACCATCGTCAGGCCCTGGTTCGGCACCGGCCAGATCGTCAGCGTGCCATTCGCATCGGCCAGATTCGTCTGGTAAAACGCCTGCATCGGAAGGCCTGACTGCAGGCCCTTGATGGAGATGGAGGCATAGGCATCCTCATCCATCAGCCCGAGTGGCACCTCGACCCCGGGATTGGTGCCCGGATTCACATAGGTGATTTCACTGACCCACACCGGCCGCACCATATCGACGGTTTGTCCCGGCCCGACCTGCACCGCTGAGACATTGGACGGCCAACTAAATACCGTGCGCAACTGTCGCGACAGCGTGAGTTGATCGGCCGCCCAGGCGTCGATCATCTGCTGCACGCGCCGCAGCCCGATCTGCCCCTGCGCCGCGGTTAATGTTTCCTCCCCCGCGAGCACGCCAATTTCCTGCAGCGCATCGGTGATGATGCTGCGCACGGTATAGGCGAGGGTGGTCGTGGTGCCGATGACCGCCGCGGCCTGCGTGGCGGTTTCCGTCGGGACCTGAATGGTGGTCGGAATAGCGCCCGAGCCGACGAACGTGAACCCGACGTAAGTAAAATCGGTTTCGGTCTGCAGCGGCCGGTAGGTGTAGTAGCCGTTGCCTTCGGCAATGGCCACGCCGCCGTTGTAGCCGCCCAGCACTTGCGTGCCCGCATCGCCCGTCACATAGACCGTGACCGTGCCGCCATAGGCCACACCCGTCGACGCGCTGATCATCTGCGCGCCGATGACCCAGCCGGTGGTATTGCGAATCGGAATCGCCATTAGTGCGCCCCAATCGTCGGGATCTGCGTCGTTACCGGAATGGCCCCCGCGCCGATAAACGTGAACGCCACCAGCGTGTAATCCGTTTCCGCTTGAGCTGGGCGATACGTATAATACCCGTTTCCCTCATTCGCGCAGAGGCCCGATCCCACACTCCCGATCGTTTGTGTGCCCCCGTCGCCCGTGACATAGACAGTGACGGTGCCCGCGAACGGGCCGCCGCCGATTTCTACGATCATTTCGGCGCCGACCGCCCAGCCCGGGGTGTTGCGAAAGGGAATCGCCATCACTTGATAATCGATTGGAACCCATTGGGTCCGATGTATTGATTGGCCTGCGCCGCCCACTCCGGCCGGAACGCAATGACCACGCTGACTTCCTGCACCGGCTTATTCGCCTGCGCCCCCCAGTCCTGCGCCCACTGCCGCAGCACCAGCCGATTCGCGAGAGTCAGCGGCGGCCCGGGCGGCGGGGGCTGCGGCGGCGGAATGGCGGCCGTGGCCACCGCTACCGGTCGCGGCGGATAGGGCGCGGGTGGAATCCACGACGCATACACCCACCACGGCACCGGAATGCTGACCTGATGCACGTCGGGTAGCCTGAACCAGCCCGCCCATGGCGCGCGCGTTTGCGCTGGCCAATTCTGGATCCATTGCTGTTCAATCAGCGTCAGGTTTGCCGCGACAATCGGCCCGACCGCGGTATACGGAGACGGCAACGGCACCCAGACCGTTGGGGGCGCCTTCGGCGGCACAGGCGGAATCGGATCCCAACTGCGCACCAAGAGATTCAGTGCTGCCGTGGACAACGGGCCGCCCGGACGCGGTGAATCGGGCGCGCTCTGCGGAATGACAAACGTGTCGACCACTTCAATCTGGAGGGGATCCCACTGCGCCAGAATGTGCGCGTTCGGCTGTCGATACGGTGTCGCCGAGACCGGCGGGGCTGGAATCACCGCCGCGTTTTTGACTTGCTGCGCGTCCGGATAGGGCAACCGTGGCTCTAATGTCGGCGGCCACGCGTTGACCACGAGCAGATAGGTGACGGTCTCGCGAAACCGCTGCGGCGGGTTGTCGGGCGGATTCGCAACCACCGTATGCGGGATCGGCGGCGTCACCGCGGATGGCCCTTGAGCCGGCGGCGGCGGCGGATACCAGATCGCCATTTACTGCGCCAGGAAGGGCATCATATAGACCTGATGGGGCACAAAGGTGGCCCCAGCCACGCCGACGACTAACGAGGCCCCAAAGATATTGACATTCCCGGCCCCACTGGCCAGTGAATACGTAATGGTGAGGGTTTGGGAATCCGAGGCCGATTGATACGTGAGTTTGTAATTGCGCACATAATTGGCTCCCGTATCGCCCCCCCCGTTATCCGTATAATCCGTCGCGGAGGAATCCGAGAGATGCGCCGTAAAGTTGAGCGTGCTCTGAAAGCCTCCAATGAAGACATAGGCCGTCCGGAGCACCAGCGAATCCGCCGGAAAGGTGAACGTAAACCCCGAACCCGCCCCAGTCGCGGCGAGATAGATGCCGGTTTGATCGGAGCCACTGGCGGTTGGCGTGCCATTCGTCCAGGAAATGGTGCGCGCATACCCGGTAAATTGATTTTCAAGGCCGTTGAAGGCCGTGTAATTCGAAATCAGTGAACCGCCCCCGG